TGCTATTTAAATAACTAACTCGATTCCAAAAAGCTCTTATAACATTGCTGGGTGCTGGATTGTTTAATGCATAATCAATATTTTTAACAATAATATCATCTTCAATTTGAGATTTAATTTTGTTTAAAACTTCTGGTTTCACTGTATTGATCTGATAATATACAGGATTCTGAATAAACACATTGTCTATTTTATTAAAATAAGGTTTCATTTCTCTGAGAAAATCAGGTAAGTTAATGAATGTTGTATTTGTAATTGTATTATTACCTTGAATCCATATACGAGGATAATTTTCTTTTATTTTTTTTAAATTATTTAATACTTCATCCCATTTACCATTTCTACGTTGATACTCAAAAAATCTACCTGTTCCATCAAAACTAAAGTCAATTATAGGAAAATTAAATTCATATAATTTATCAAGCAATTGTTTATCATATACAGAACCATTAGTATGCATAGCTATACGTTTTACTGTTTTTGGAATATAGTCAAGTAATTCTATCAATTTTTTTGTATTGTAAAAAGGTTCACCACCAGCAAAAACTATTGTTTGTAGATCACTCATCTTAGGTAATCTTTTTTTTAATTGATTGTAAACATCGTCTTCAATAATTTGAAGTGGATTCTTCATTCCCTCTTCTTTTGCAATTAAATGACTACTACCACCTCCACAAATCGTACATTGAAAATTACAAACATTAGATAATCTTACTTGAATATACCTAACATCTTCTTCTGATATAACTTCCTTAACAGTATTGTCGATAAAGTGATTGTTTTTAATCCTTGGACTGGTTCCTGTTATTTGTTCTCTTTTTATACATCCAGAACAAATATCAGGAACCTTATTGTCCAGCGCTTGCCTTCTAAGTTTGGTTATAAATCGTCCATTTAAAATATCGTCGGAGTCATTTTTATCTTTTATTGATGCTTGACCATCGCTTGCAAAACAGCAAGGATAGATATCACCATTTAATCCTATCGATACATACATCCCATGGGATAGATAACCACACTCAAACATTACAACCCTAGTACTCTCGCAGGTGATTCTAAACCCTTAGAGGACTTGTAGTGGTTCTTTAGATAGTCTACAATCTGCTCGAAGTAAAAAGGATCTTCAACTTCTTTAGCAGCTTGCTCAAAGAACTTAGTCAGCTGACTAATAGTAACAGAATCTACATGATCAGCGAGACCAGCTCGATGCATTTTACCGGGACGTTGCATTATAAAAACTCCAAGTTGTATATGTTAGTATCTGTAATGCCACAAGCTAACCTTATAGCATTATTCTTACTAAACTTAACATCCCCTGTTTTTAGATAAGAGTCAAGGAAATATTCGACATAAGGTTCCTCAGTCCCTCTTTTTCTGCAAAAAGCTAAACCATCATTAAAATCTTGAGCTTTTGGATATAAATCCATTTTTCTACCTCATCCTAACAACTCATTGATATAAATATCTATGTTAACAGATTTCAACAACCAAGGGATGTAAATGACTTCTCTGCAACTCACAAATATCTCCGAAATTAAAAAAGGTCCAATGTGAAGAACACTGGACCTTTCTCTTTATTCCGTCAGACTATAGATTGGATGAACCCCACATTTGCTCCAATCATTTCCTTAGGGTCTAAGACCAAATGACCACTTGCCTCTAGTACCTCGGCCCCCACCGATAGATACTGATATAGCCTGCCAGAATTATTTATACCGAAAGTCCATAGGAAGATGTTATCTCCCTAAAAAAATTTGGTGTGTATCCATCAAAACCACCTCCTAAATTTAGGTGCCTTGCTAGATCTTTTGCTCTTTGTTCAGAGTCTTTCCCTTTAAATGAACGCAATTTCAATTCATTTGCTGTTTCATATACTACGTGAAACATTCCTTCTTTAATAACTTTGTAACCTCTCAAAACTTAAATCCTTCAAATTGTTGTCGTATACCTACTTCAGTATGATCAAACGCAGGTGCATCATCAATAATATCATCTTGTGCAACTTGCTCCACATTATGTAGTGTCATTCTAGATCTATCTACTCCTACTACAAATCGTCTGTTAGTATTAGGATCACTATATCTATTCTTTAACTGTTTAATCAATAATTGTCCGAGTTCTTCGAGTTCTTCAGTGCTAATAAGCGCAAACATAAAGTCAGCAGTCGCTGGCAGACCAAAGCTCTCCGAGGTGTCTTCAAGCCCCACATCACTAGACGTGTAACCCGATCTTGTGGTTTGTGTCGCAGTGACGATTGGCAAGTCGAATTCCACAGCGAGTCCGCGTAACTCTTCTGCAATCGCTTTGACATACGTGTACGAATTGACTCCTGCTCCATAACGAATCCTCGAACTCATACAAATATTCAAGTAGTCAACATAAATGATATCTGGAACAAAGTTTTGTTTGATCTTTAACTCATTTAGAAGATGTCGGAAATGGTTTGCACCAGCACCTGTTGTAGGATACTCCTTAATCTTAACTCGACCCTTGAAGTTATTCTTAACTCTATTTATTTTCTTCTCAAAACTGTCTTTAGGAATCTCTTGTAGCTCATCTAATGTTATGCCCATTAGGTTAGCATCAATACGTTCTGCAATTCTTTCCTCAGACATTTCTAACGTAATGTATAATACGTTCTTATTGTCTCTTAGATTAGCTGCAGCACAATGACACATAAACAAAGACTTACCCACTCCAGTGCCAGCCAATGCCACGTTAAGGGTTTTATTTGACAAGCCACCCTTCGTAATATCGTTGAGCTTGTCGAGATCAAACTTTGTCTTAATTTCTTTGCGGTGATAAAAATCAAATCTAGCATCTGCATCCTCAATGTAGTCATGTCCAATATGAGCGTCAAAAGATACACCCAAAGCCTGATGCAAAAGGTCTGGTATAGATCCTTTGTCATTCTTACTCTTGCCTTCTAATATCTGAATGCTGTCCATGATAGCATTGTATACAGCTTTATCTTGACAGAACTTTTCAGTCTGATCAACAAGCCATTCAATACTATCATCAGATGGCTCAAAACTTTGAACCATATCGACAGCACCTTTGTAATGATCTTCTGAAAACTTATCGAAGTCTGAAAGCATAACATTGAGAGCCTCCTTGGTAGGAGGTTTGTTATACTTATCAAAAAACTCTACAATACAGTTAAGCGTAGTTCTTTCACTAAAATCAGGAAAGTACTCTGCTTTAATGTATGGAAGTACTTTTCTTACGTAGTCTTCATTATGAATCAGATTCGATAGAATCAACTTCTCTATCAATTACGTTGCCTCCATAACGGTAATGGTCATTCACATATTCTTCAATACGACTCATAACTTGTTCGTTGAAGTATTTGTCAGGCTCTTTCATTATTTGCTTTGGATAGACCTTTGAACCATCATCAGTCTCAATCCTATTAGCAACCTTTTGCCATACTCCACACTCAACTGCAAAGTCAACCATTCCATACCAACGATCGAGTCCAGTTTTATAATCAAGCAACACACTTGCTTCTTTATTTTCCATAGACAAACGAGACTTAAACATCTTAACTTTAATGATGTTACCTATTACTTCAGTTCCATCTCGTTCCTTCTTCTTAGACAAATATGCAATTGTACTTGCAGCATACTTTAGACCAGAACCACCGCCCATTTCCTTCATAGGAACATAGCTACCAATCACATCATACACGTGGTTAGTAACTAACAATGGGACCTTAACCTTAGCTAGCTTCAATGTAAGTACACGGAACGTACCTTTGATCTGCTGAGACTTAGTCATATCTCTAGTATCATTACCTGCAGCACTATCTGCTAGTTCTTTCTCTGATGATAGAAGACCTAGTGAGTCAAGCACCATCATCATAGGCGGTCTATCTTCTTCTTTAGCCTTTTCATACTGCTCAATAACTTTGAGAGCATGTGTCCTAAACTTCTGAATAGAATCTGGCTCAGCTATGATAACTCTACGAGTATCAATGCCACGATCTTCCATCATTTGTTTAGTAACAGCAGCTTCAGTATCGTAGTAAACAACACCACCAGTAGGATGGTCCTTTAAGAATTGTGTAACTACACCGAGTACAAAGAAGGTCTTTCCTGTAGCAGATTCTCCAGCAAAAGCAGTAACTTTGTTATTAGGAACTCCACCATAGATAGATCCTGATATAACTGCATTAAGAGCATAACTTCCAGTATCGATAGTACCAGAATACTCCCCAGAAGAAATACCATCAGCAGCGATCGAAGTGTCTTCATCTTTAATGTCCTCTGCGAGATTTCTAAAGAAATCACTCATCGTATTCTCCTAACAAACCAGACCATTGTTTGAGCTTTTCACGTTTATGTTGCGCACAATCCTCAACATTACTCCAGGAGAACATATCCCTTTCATGCATGAGATTGAGCATACAATATATGTCACCAATTTCTGCCTCAAGTCGATCATATCCCTGATCAAACCTTATAACTTTAGATGCTTCCATGATTGCTTCTGAACACTCTTCCATAAAGATAGTTAGAAGTTCTTGATCATATGCATGTGCCTTCATACTAATTCCTCCACAACACCAAGCGCTTCAGCAAATATAAGAAGAGCACCAGCTCCAATTACTTGGCCAAGAATTAGACAGACTCCAGCTGCAATACGAAATCCACTTTTCACATAGCTTACATTATTATGAGTTAACTTCATTATCAATCCTTTACGTTATCGACTCCATGAGCAATACGCCACATAAGTCTATCTTCCATTTTATCAAATTCCCACCTTTTGTGGAGAGTAATATCTTGATCAGACATTACGAGGTCACCATCCTCCCAGAAGTGATGATACATATATTCTTCCTTGAGGACATGCTGTCTGAGCCATCCCCATTCGTCTTCCCAACCTTCAATAGAATTAACTTCATCTTCTTTAAGTAAACCCATACCAAAAACTTGATACATTGGGAAAAACATACCTGTCTTACCGTATTTGTCAAGAACAAGTGGCCATAACTTACGATCATTAATATGATCAATAAATGATGGATCATGACTAAATCTACCTATTTTATGGCCTATAGTCAACCCTAATTTTTTATAAAAGTCTCTTTTATCATCAGATAAGTCATTCCATGCTTTACTTGTATCAAGCCAAGATGTTTGACTTCCAACAGATCCTTCTACGGAATATAGTGAAACGTATGAATGTCTCTTTTCATTCGATGGCTTATTACAATGCCAGTCGAGATCTTCTTTATCCCCAAAGAATCCAGTACGTCTACCATCTGGAGTAAGTTTACCTGTAACTCTCATTACACCAGGTGCAGTACAATAATCTATGTATCTCTGTCTAGTAGAAGGAGACTCAATTGTATTTGCCCAATGTGCCATATTCTCTGGTGTATTAGGATCATCATACAAGTTTACCTTATTTGAATATCCTTCCATATCACCACAGCCATGGCACAATCTTTGTAGTACTTTAGGATCTAAATTAGGATGACCTTTAATTACTACTACTTGGTTGTACTTTAACAGTTTTCCAATTTCAAGTATTTCTTCATTAGTAATAGTATG